ATGCACATGCCTCAAGGAAAGGTTCGCACCAACATGGACTGGCGCACTGTCAGGACCCTCTGTAGTGATAAGGAAACTTACCATTACTTTGGTAGAAACATCGTGAATTACGATATTGATACTGAAAGGGGGCACTGTGGTGCACCAGTGTTTATGCGCATAAAATCCACTTGGAGACTGGCAGGCATACATGTAGCCGGTATAAGAGTGGGGAGCTGCGGTTATGCTCTCAGTGTCAGTGCTTCTGACATTGAGAAAGCCATAAACATGCATTTCAAGCACAATTCCAAGCAACCGGGTCCCAATTTGGTACTCAGGAGCCCAGATGCCAAGGCCCTTGAAAGTCAGGGTTTGAGTTCTAGTGTTGAGGTCGACTCCAAAGATATCGACCACGTGCTTGTGGCCACGGCCAAGAGAAAGTCCACTTCAAATAGTAGGAGTAGGATAATCAAAAGCCCTGTGCACTCCATGATCAAGTGTGAACAAGAGATGGTGCCGGCTCACCTATCCAAATTCACAATTGATGGTGTCACCATAGATCCCATGTTGATAGCCCAAAAAGGCTATGGTGAGGTGAGAATGGCACCCATGCCCTCCCTCATCAATTGTATAGTCCACAATATGTGGCAGAAACTCAGCTCGCAGGAAAGGCTGACTTTTGAAAAGCATTCGGACTACACGTGGGAGCAAGTCGCTAGTCCTGGTCCCGGGTGGACCGGCATAAAATCCATACCTAGAAGTACTAGTGCTGGATATCCCCTTTGTGTGAGTCTACCTAACAAGAAGTGGGACATATTTGGTAGCGATGATGACTACGCTTTCCACAGTGATGCCTGGCGCGATTTAGTCGCGCAATGTGAAAATGCGGAACGTGATATTGTGGCTGGCAAGAGTCCATTATTTGTGGTCATGTCTTTCCTCAAAGATGAATGCAGACCAGTTGAGAAAGCGAACATTGGTAAAACCAGACTAATTTCGTGCGCCCCATTGCTGCACACTATGTTGTTGCGCAAGTACACCATGGGCTTTGTCAATTGGTCAAGTAGAAATCGCATCAGGAATGGCACGGCAGTTGGAGTTAACCCCTATAGTGATGAGTGGCAGCAAATATACAATGAACATGGGTACAGCAACTTTAACCCTGTTGACAAACGCACCGCAGCTGGTGATTTCAGTGGGTT